CGTCTGCCTTGCCCGACAAAGGTGGTTTTGGCAACGGCATTAATTTTGTAGGCACAGAAACAGCTAACGCAACTCGTGATCAAGTTAACGCCTATGAGGATTTGGTGCGGTCGCTCAACCCGGCAGTCGATGCAACAATTAAATACGCCGAGCAACTTCACATCATTAATGATGAATTAGACAGCGGCAGAATTTCTCAAGACCAATCAAACGCGCTGATTGATCAAGCACGTCAAGAAATGCAAAAAGCGCGGCGCGAAGCCAGCAAGTTTGCATCTGTTTTTGAAACTGTTGAGAGCAGTATTGAGAGCAGCATGATGGGTTTGGTCAGCGGTACAATGAACGTCAAAGACGCATTCAAATCGATGGCGGCGCAAGTTGTCAGTGAATTATATCGCGTGCTTGTTGTGCAAAGAATGGTCAACGCGGCGACCTCGGCAATGGGCGGCGGCACAGGCGGGTTTCTGTCATCAATGCTTATGGGCACCCGCGCAGGCGGCGGCAGCGTCCAAGCTGGCAATGCTTACATAACGGGCGAAAGCGGCAGGGAGCTATTTGTGCCTGCGCAGAACGGCAGAATATTGTCACCTGCGCAAACCCGCATGGCTGGCGGTGGCGAGTCTGTCACGGTCGTTCAAAATATCAATATCAGCACAGGCGTGCAACAGACTGTCAGGGCCGAGATTAAAAGCATGATGCCGCAAATTGCAGATAACGCAAAGGCGGCTGTTTTGGATGCCAAGCGGCGCGGTGGATCATACGGGAGGTTAATGGCATGACCATTTCATACCCGCTGGCAATGCCGACCGTCACCAATATCAGATCAATTGAATTGACGGCAACAAACGCAGTCAGCTATAGCAGATCGCCATTTACGTTTGCAGGACAAGCGCAAGAATTTACTGGCAAGATGTGGCAAGCGACGGTCACTTTGCCAGCAATGAAGCGCGCAGCCGCTGAGGAGTGGATTGCGTTTTTATTGTCGCTCAAAGGTCAGGTCGGCACGTTTAATATGGGCGACCCAGTGGCAGCAACGCCGCGCGGATCGGCGCGTGACGCTGACAGCATTTTGATAAATGGCGCACTGACAAATGGATCAGCAATTGCGCTAGATGATTGCCCAGCAAGTCAAACTGGGTATCTCAAAGCTGGCGATTATTTGCAGATTGGCACAGGCACGTCACAACAGCTTTTCAAAGTGCTGGCAAACTCCGACACGAATAGCAGCGGCGAAACAACCGTTGACGTCTGGCCCAATGTGCGCACGACGATTGCTGATAATGCGGCGGTTACTGTGCAATCAACAAAAGGCATATTTCGGCTTTCATCAAATGAAACAAATTGGTCAGTCAACGAGGTCGCAGTGTACGGCATGACCTTTGCCGCGATTGAGGCTGTTTAAATGAGCCGAGACATAAGCGCAGCAATATCAAGCGCGCTTGATGATGAAGTAATCAAGCCGTTTTTTGCGGTTGAATTATTATTTGACGGCGATAAAGTTTTGCGGCTGTGGACAGGGATCGGCACGCTTGTATATGAAGGCAACGATTGGGCTGGCGCTGGCGTATTGTTGAACATTTCAACGGTTGAGGAAACGTCAGATTTAGGCGTCAGAGGCGCTGTGTTAAGCATGAGCGGCGTACCTTCGTCAGTGATCGCTCTGGCGCTGACAGAGCCTTATCAGGGCCGCATATGCAACGTTTATTTTGGCATTAATCCAGAGGCCGCGCAAAGCAATCTGACTAAGATTTTCTCTGGTTACATGGATCAGATGAACATTGCCGAGGACGCCGACACGTCAACAATTGAGTTATCAATCGAAAACAAATTGATTGATTTAGAACGACCGCGCACAGCAAGATTTACGTCAGCTTACCAAAAGTCAGTTTTCCCCGGCGATCTGGGGTTGGATTTTGTTGAGGATCTTCAAGACAAGGAAATTGTCTGGGGTCGCAGTGCAGGTTAAATTTGCGCAAGAGTTTCTAATTTCGTGCCGTGACGAGGCGCAAGATTTAATTCAACAGCACTGGCAAGAAATCGCCATGCACAAAAGCAAAATCAAACTCAATCCAAATTGGGATGCTTATGAGGCGCTTGAAGCGTCTGGTCAGTTATCGATTTTTACCGCGCGGTTAAAGAACGAATTGGTCGGTTATTTCGTGACGATCAACACGCCGAATCCGCATTATATGGATCACGTTTTTGCGGCAAATGACGTGCTTTATCTATCGCCGATCGCGCGGCGTGGCTGGGCTGGGCTGGGTTTAATTAAATTTGCAGAGCGATGCCTGCGTGCTGATGGGGTGAGTGTCATGGCGATAAACACAAAAGTACATCGCCCATTTGACGCAGTTTTAAAACGACTTGGATTTGAGCAGGCCGAGCGTGTCTATACTAAATTTCTGGGTGATAAATAATGGCAGTCACAGCCGCAGTATTTTCAACGGCAGGAACAGCGGCAGGCGTTGCATTTGTCGCGCAAGGTATTGCCAGCTTTGTCATTCGGTCTGTTGTTACTGCAATTGTTTTGGGCGCGCTGTCGCCAAAGCCAAAATTTGGCGGCTTATCTGCAGGTGCATCAAGCGGCGAGGCAAGCAATCGCGGATATAGTGTCACGGCCAGCGGATCGGCACTTGATCACCAGATAATATATGGAAAAATGCGGGTTGGCGGCGCGCGGCTGTTTGACGGCACAACTGGCGGCGACAATAAATTTCTGCATCGCGTGCTTGGATTTGCTGGGCATGAAATCGAAGCGTTTGATACAATTTATATCAATGATGAAGCTGCAACGATTGACGGCAGTGGCAATGTCACAAGCCCATCAAGGTATAGCGGTCACATCAACATTTACACCCACTTAGGCGCGTCAGATCAAAGCGCAGACAGTAATCTTGTAAGCGCGGTCACTGATTGGACTGCAAATCACCGTTTGCGCGGCATTGCTTATCTGTATTGCAAATTTAACTTTGATGCAGACGTTTTCCCAAATGGCTTGCCAGAAATAACGGCGGTTATAAAAGGCAAAAAAGTTTATGACCCGCGATCAAGTGCAACTGCATGGTCGGACAATCCAGCACTTTGCGTGCGCGATTATATTTTGTCGTTTGGCTATGGATTAGGCGAGGCTGCGGCCAACATCGATGACACGTCAGTCACAACAGCGGCTAATATCTGCGATCAAACCAACACGACCGCAAGCACAACACGATACACAACAAACGGCGCATTTACGACAGCAATCCAGCCGGGTGAGTTTCTGACTAATATACTGACGTCAATGAGCGGCACGCTGTGGTACGCTCAAGGCAAATGGCGCATGACGGCTGGCGCGTTTACAGCGTCGGCATTATCGCTTGATGAGGACGATCTGCGCAGCGGCATCACGGTATCAACTCGGCATTCTCGGCGCGATAACTTCAACGAAATAAAAGGCACGTTTAAAGGCGATGAAAGTAATTACCAAGTCACCGACTTTCCGCCAATTACAAATTCTGCATTTGTCACGGCTGATAATGGTCAGGTGACAGTCGCTGACGTTGAATTGCCGTTCACTGATAATTCAATCGAAGCGCGTCGCATTGCGCGAATTATGCTTGAAAGCAACCGCCAGCAATTAACGATAAGAGCAAGTTTCGGAATGCGCGCATTGGCGCTGCAAGTTGGCGACACAGTGGCAATCAGCAACACGCGATTTGGATGGTCTGGCAAATTGTTTCAGATTGCCGAGTGGAAATTCGGCTTAGGCGATGAGCTTGGTTTTGGCGTTGAAATGACGTTGAAAGAAACAACGGCCAGCGTATATGACGAGGTCGATGACGGTCTAGTTTATGAGCGCGACAACACATCATTACTGTCGCCGTTTGAGGTGCCGAATGTTGGAATTAGCTTGTCCAGTGAGTTGCGTACAGTGCGCGGCAAGGTCATGTCTGTTCTACTCGCAGATATTACCGCAGCCAGCGATCTAGTCGATCAAGTCGAAGTACAATTTAAAAAATCTAGCGACACAAACTATTCGCCATTGTCTGCATCAAGTGGCTATACTGGCACAGTGCGCGCTGAAAGTTTTGGCATTGTTGACGGATATTATGATGTAAGAGCCAGAGCGATGAATGCGTTTGGCGTTCGCGGTGACTTCAACACTGTGTCAAATTTCTATGTTGATGCTTTGGGTGCGGTGCCTGCAGACGTCACAAACTTCAGCGGAAACGTTGTCGGCTCAACGCTTCATTTAAATTGGACACCTGTCAGTGATCTTGACCTTGCTTATTACAACATCAGATACTCAAATCAGATTAGCGGCGCGACTTATTCATCTTCGGAAGATTTGGCGCAGGTCGTTTCCAGCACGTCGAGCATATCTGTGCCTGCAGTGTCTGGCACGTATTTCATCAAGGCGGTTGACGCAACAACCAGCGGATCAAATGTTTCGGCAAATCCGGCAAGCTTTATTGTCACAAACGTTGATATCAATGATTTAAATGTTGTTGCCACGTTGACAGAAAACCCGTCGTTTTCTGGAACTAAAACGAACACAGTCAAAGACGCTGAAAATAATTTGTTATTGACGCAATCAGGCGGGTCGTTTGCGGCTGAAGGAATTTATTACTTTTCCAACTCAATCGATCTTGGGCAAAAATACACAAGCCGCATTTCTAGTAATGTTTCAATGTTGCGATTTGATCAGACAAGTACGTTTGATAGTGCGTCTGGTTTTTTCGACAGCCGCGCGGGTTTGTTTGACGGCGATCCAGACCAGTTTGATGACGTTTCATTTCAAATGCAAGAACGACACACAGATGACAACCCAAGCGGGTCGCCAACTTATACAGCATGGTCGCCTTATACCATCAGCGACATCGCAGCGCGCGCGTTTCAATTTAGGATAAAATTGCAAAGCACGAACACGCAGGCCTCTCCGCTCATCAGCACGTTGTCTGCAACCGTTGACATGCCTGATCACACAGCTTCAGAGAGTGATATTAGTTTTACTGGCAGCAAGGCCGTAACATTTGCCAAAGCATTTAAGGCAACCCCGAGCATTGGGTTGTCGCTGGCAAATCTGGCAGATGGCGACCGATACACGATTACAAGCAAATCGCGCACTGGTTTCACGATTAACATTTTCACCGGAAATTCAGCCAGCACAAACGCGATCACAATGGATTACGTCGCCAAAGGCTATGGCAAGGAGATCACATGAGTCAGCACGATTTTAACATTGGGAACCAGTTATTCCCAGCGACACGCACAGACTTAAACAATGCGCTGGTCGCGTTGGCGTCAAATTCTTCCGGCACGTCGGCACCATCAACAACATACGCAAATCAATTTTGGTATGAAACCGACACAAACAAGCTGAAAATCCGAAATGAATCAAATTCCGCTTGGATTGAAATTGCCACGCTTGATCAATCTGGGGGAACAGTCCAATCGATTGCAACTTCAGGGCTGACGCTTGGATCAACAGCAATCAGCGCGACAGGGGCAGAAATTAACCAACTTGACGCGATCACGCGCGGGTCAATTCTGTATGGCAATGCAAGCGGCGCAACGGCGAGACTGGCTGCGGGTTCTGCAAATAAAATTTTGACGTCAGACGGCACAGATATATCTTGGCAAACACCAGTAGAGCCGCCTAGTGGTGCAACAGAATTTATCAGCACGAGCGGTGTAGTCACCAATGCTTCAGCAATAAGTTTTACAGGTTTTAACTCGTCCAAATATGTTAGTTATTTTTTCGAACTAACCGACGTCAGGTCTAACCAAACCGGAAATTACAACGTTGTGCTGTACTGCTCTTTAGCCACGTCAGGCACTTCTTACGATAAAACTGTTGGAAATTACCATTACGGAAGCAGTACTGACAGCGCAGGATTTATGCTTGCGACTCAATTTGCAAATCAAAATATGGGCGTATCTGGGCAGTTTAGAATCCACAACCCACACGCGACCGCATACACGATGAGTTATAACGCATCAGCGAGTTCTTTATACAACGCCGCCACAACGATATATGGAGGTCATATTCTTAGCACCAATGCAAAAGGCATGTATTTAAATGCTGGCTCAGTCACAGCCGCACAATTTTGGGTAAGCAACGCTGACGCTAACGCCACTTATTTAGTATCCAGCGGCGAAATCAGAATGTATGGCGTTAAAAAATCGTAGGAATTATAAATGACAAAATATGATATTATTGACGGGGTGCAAACTCCTCTGACTGATGATGAAGAGGCCGCAATTGATTTGCAAAACTTGCAGGTCCAAAGTCTTCCACAGCCAGCATTTGAGGCGGCTATGCGGTTAGAACGTGATGTGCTTTTAGCGGCTTGCGATTGGCGCGCAGGAAGCGATTTGACGATGTCAGACGATTGGCGCAATTATCGACAATCATTGCGAGACCTGCCTGCGCAGGCTGGTTTTCCAAGCACAATAACTTGGCCGACGAAACCAGATGCCTGATATTGCAGACCGCGTTGGTCAACTGGAAAAGGACATGATCGCCTTGCAAACGACCGTTCAGCTGCAGCACCGCGAGCTATTCACGCGCATCAAGAAACTTGAAAACGTGTTGATTGCTTCAACAGGCGCGATATTGCTGACGTGCGTTACGATCTTGATAAAGATGCAGTGACATACGTCTTTATTTTGATTTTATGGCAAGGAATTGGAACTGATCGGCAAATCATAGCAGAGGTTGAGTTTGCCAGTTTGCAAAACTGCTTAATTGCGGCGCAGCTTTTGGTTAAACGATACGGATATGAGACGCCACAGGATCGCGCGCTGGCTTATTGTGTGCCAAAGCGGGTCAGCCCACAAGCATAAGCGAGGCTGAGCATGGACCCGATCACCATTGCAATGACGGCTTTTGCCGCAATCAAAACAGGCGTCAAACTAGGCAAAGACACGCAGTCGATGATGAAAGACGTCGGCGCAATGTGGGGCGCAATTGACGAAGTTCGCGGCCAGCATAAAAAGAAAAAAGCATCGCCATTTACGTCGGCCAGCGAGGAAGCACTTGAGACATTTGCCGCGCTAAAAA